ACGAGAATGTGCAAATAGCAAAAGGTAAATATAAACTACCTAGTAGTATAAAAGATGCGTATAATCAATTTAAACAAGAACGCAAATGGCAGTCAAAAAAACAATAGAATTAGAAGTAGAGGTAGGCGATCTTAAAAAAAATCTTGAAGCTATACAAAAAGAGTTTGAAGAAATAAAAGGATCTATAAAAAGTGTTGAGAAACAAAGTAAAAAACAAGCTAAAGCAACTGAAAAGGGTTTAAAAGGATTACGTAACACAGCTAATAAAGTACGAAAAGGGATAAGTGGTATAGGTCTAGCATTTAAAGCTATACCTGTAAAAGCTGCATTAGAAGCCTTTAGGTTTTTAGGTGATGCTTTTCAATCTAATAGAGAAGCGGCAGATGCATTTGCTACAGTAACTGGAACTGTACAAAAATTAATACGTGATTTTATAGATTTAATAGTAGATAATTTTGATAATGTAGTTAATTTCTTCAAGGAACCATTAAAAAGTATTAAGGATTTTGGTCAAGCAATAATAGATTCTGTAAAACAACCATTGGCAGAAGCGTTAGAAGGCTTAAAGTTTTTTGGTAAGGCAGCATTAAAAATATTATCATTAGATTTTGCAGGAGCAGCTGCAGAAGCAGCACAAGGTATAGAAAAATTTAAAGGCGTTACTGATACAGTAAAAGAAGGTGTATCTGAATTTACAGGTAAAATAAAACAAGGTGTAGAAACATTTAAAGAATATGTTACTGAAACAGGTAAATCGGTAAAAAATTCTGTTGATTTAGCAAACGCAGCTAGGTTAGCAGCTGCTGAACAAGAAAAACAAAGATTAGTTACATTACAAGCAGCAGAAGAACAAAGACAAATAAGAGATGATGTAAGCCAAAGTATAGAAGATAGAATAGCAGCAAATGAAAAACTAGGTCAAATATTACAGGAAGGTGCAGAAGAAGAATTAAAGTTAGCTAAATTACAGGTCGCAGCTGCTGCTGCTAAAGCTTCTTTAAATGAAGATAGTATAGAAGCACAAGAAGAATTAATTAGAGCGCAAAACTTATTATTAGAGGTAACTGAAAGAATAGGTGGTATAGAATCAGAACAACTCACTAATAGAAATACTTTAATACAAGAGTCTGTAGATTTACAAACTAATCTTTTACAACAAACATTTGATCTAGAAGAAGCAGAAAGACAATCGTTAATTAACTTAACAGATAATGAGTTTGAAAAGCTTAGAATACAACAAGAATCAGCAGAAGCTAGAAAACAATTAGCATTAGATGTATTTGCAGAACAAGAAAAATTACTCGATAAAGAATCAGCTGCATTTAAAGAAGCACAAGCTGAAAAAACTAGATTAGTAGCAGAAGCAAACGCAGAAGAAGAACTACTAGACAAAAATTTAGCAGATATGAAATTTAATCTAGCTAAAGATGGTTTAAAAGCAATAGCAGGTGCGTTAAATGAAAATAGCGCAGCAGCGAAAGCAGCATTGACTGCAGAAGCAATAATGAGTACATATAAAGCTGCTACTACAGCATTAGATAGTAAACCATTTTTCCCATTAGGTTTAATTGGATTTGCTACAGCACTTACAACAGGTTTTACTGCAGTTAAAAATATAGTTGGTACAAAAGTACCTGGCGGTGGCGGAGCAGGAGCAGCAGGGGTGTCGGCAGCAGCAGCACCAATAGCACAAGCACCAGCATTTAATATAGTAGGATCATCACCATTAAATCAAATAGCAGAAACACTAAATAATCAACCGCCTACAAGAGCATTTGTTGTATCTGGAGATGTAACAACAGCACAACAATTAGATAGAAATATTATTAACGAAAGTGGAATTTAAAAAAAATATAAATAAATATATTATATAATTATGAAGATTGTAGAACTTATACTAGACGAAGAACAAGAGTATTCAGGTATAGAAGCTATATCTATTGTAGAAAAACCAGCAATAGAAGAAGATTTTATTACATTAAATAAAGATATTGAATACAAATTAGCAGAGGTAGATGATGAGAAAAGAATATTGTTAGGCGCATTACTTATACCTAATAAACCTATATTACGTATGGGAGAAGATGGCGAATATTATATATATTTTAGTAAAGATACTGTACGTAAAGCGAGTGAGTTGTATTTAATGGAAGGTAATCAAAACAATGCAACACTAGAACACCAAATGCAATTAAAAGGTCTTAGTTTAGTAGAAAGTTGGATAGTAGAAGATTCGGTAAAAGATAAGACAGCATTTTATGGTTTAAAATACCCTGTAGGTACTTGGGTAGGTGCTGTAAAGGTAAATTCTGATAAAGTATGGCAAGAATTTGTAAAAACAGGTGCTGTAAAAGGTTTTTCAATAGAAGGTTATTTTCAAGACAAGTCTACATACAGAAAAGATGATTTAAGTGCTATAGAAACACAAGAAGCAGAATTTTTATTGTCTACACTAAAAGATATTGTCAATGGTGTTACAGTAACACTAGAAAGTTATAACGATTACCCTGATGCTGTTGCAAATAACGCTAAAAGAGGTATAGAACTAAACGACAAAGTAAATAATAAGTGTGCTACAGACGTAGGTAAGATTAGAGCGCAACAATTAGCAAAAAAAGAGAAAGTAAGTACCGCAACTATAAAAAGAATGTATAGTTACTTATCTAGAGCAGAAGAATACTATGATCCTAGTGATACAACTGCTTGTGGTACAATAAGTTACCTATTATGGGGTGGTAAGTCTGCTAAAAGTTGGGCAGAGAGTAAAATAAAACAACTAAACTTATATTCAGAGGTTATTAATGAAGAATACGCTATTATAGATGATCGTCTAGCTTACTCTACTAAAGAAAAGGCAGAAGAAATGGCTAAGAACATAGGGTGTGAAGGTCACCACGTACACGAGTACGAAGGTAAAGATTGGTATATGCCTTGTGAACAACATAGCGAAGATTTAAAAAAACCTTGTCAATCAGGTTACGAAATGATTGGTACTAAAATGAAAAATGGTAGAAAAGTACCAAACTGTGTACCTATAAAAAGATAAATATGTGTAATTGCAATTTTTGTATTTGTAAATAATGTCAAATAAAGTAAAACGATTTAAGACACCTAGCAGGACTTCACCTAAAGGTGCTAGAAGGGCTTGTTTATGTGAAGATAATACTTATAGTATAAAGTGTTGTGATGGTTCCATACAAGCGCAAGGAATAGGTCGTATTTAAAAAATTCTATTTGAAAATATAAAAAAATATCTTGTATTCATTATATAGTTATGAATGCTACAGAGATATTATCAAAGGTCAAAACTTTATTAGGTGTTGATCCTAGTAATGTAGACGTAAAATTAGAACAAATTTCTTTAGAAGAAATAACTCTGGAGAATGGTACTGTGCTAACTGCTGATAAATTTGAATCAGGTAGTGAAGTATTTATTAAAACAGAGGACCAGAATGTTCCCTTACCTGTAGGTGAGTACGAACTATCGGACAATAGAATATTAATCGTTAAAACAGAAGGTATGATAGAAGATATCAAAAATTCAGAAGAAGTAGTAGAAGAAACTGCAGCAGCAGTAGAAGATACTAACCTTGAAGAAGCACCAGCTCAAGAAGAAGAAAAATCAGAAATGGGTTATGCTACTAAAGAGGAACTTACAGCTTTAGCAGAATCTGTTGAAGAAGTAAAAGGACAACTAAAAGAGATCATTGATGCAATGGTCGATAAAAAAGAAGAAAAAGAGGAAATGTCACAGCAAGAAGAATTATCTAAACCTGCGGCAGAAGGCATTAAACATTCACCTGAAAATGTACAAGAAAAATTAGGTGCAAGGTTTGCTGTCAACAAAAACCAAAACACTACTTATAGTAGAGTATTACAAGCAATTTCTAACAATAATTAATTAAATAATGGCAACAACAACTTCAATAACAACAACGTATGCTGGTGAATTTGCAGGAAAGTATATTTCAGCTGCTCTATTATCAGGTAAAACGTTAGCAGAGGGTAACATTTCAATTGTACCTAATGTAAAATTTAAGCAAGTAATGAAAAAAGTAGCAACAGATGGTATCGTAAAAGATGCTACTTGTGACTTTACAGATACTTCAACACTAACTTTAACTGAAAGAATCTTACAACCAGAGGAGTTTCAGGTAAACTTAGAATTATGTAAAAAAGATTTTAGATCTGACTGGGAAGCAGTACAAATGGGATATTCTGCATTTGACAACTTACCTCCAAAGTTCTCTGACTTTTTAATTGCTCACGTAGCAGACAAAGTAGCTCAAAGAATGGAACAAAACATTTGGGCAGGAACTAATGCTACAACAGGACAATTTGATGGGTTTATTACAACTCTAGGTGCTGATGGTGATGTAAACGATGTAACAGGTACAGCTTCTACTTCTGCAAACATTATAGCAGAATTAGGTAAAATAGCAGACGCTATTCCATCTGCAGTATATGGTTCAGAAGATTTAACAATCTACTTACCTTCTAATATGCATAGAAACTATATTAGAGCATTAGGTGGATTTGGTGCTTCAGGATTAGGTGCAGCAGGTACAAACGCTCAAGGTACACAATGGTACAATAGTGGTAATGCATTATCGTTTGATGGTATAAAGATAGTAAACGCTCCTGGTTTAACAGACAACGATGCGGTAGCAGCACAAGCTAGTAACCTATTTTTTGGAACTGGGTTAATGTCAGATCAAAACGAAGTAAAAGTAATTGATATGGCAGATCTAGATGGATCTCAAAACGTGAGAGTAGTAATGAGATTTACAGCAGGTATACAACACGCTATTGGTGGTGATATTGTATTATACGCTACATCGTAATTAAAATAATAGTATAACTTAAAAAGGGTAGGTGGCATTATACTACCTACCTTTTTTTTTAAAATAAAATAAATTATGGCTTGTGGATTAACAACAGGAAGACAGTTACCTTGTAAAGAATCAGTAGGTGGTCTAAGTAGAGTATATTTTGCAGATTATGGTAGTTTAGGTACTGCAACAATAGCATCTGGTAATATATCAGCTCTATCTGGTACACCAACTTTTTTTGAATACGATTTAAAAGGGGCGACTAGTTCATTAACAACAAATATTATAAGTTCTAGAGATACTGGTACAACAGTATACGAAACAACTTTAGAATTGACATTTACACATTTAGACGTAGCTACACAAGAAGAAATTAAACTTCTATCAGCTGCAAGACCTCACGTAGTAGTAGAAGATAATAACAGAGTAACAGGCTCCTCCGTAGATCCTGACACTGATAGCACTGCTAACTATTTAATGGTAGGTTTCCATCAAGGAGCTGAAGTTACAGCGGGTACTATTGTAAGTGGAGCAGCATATTCTGATTTGAGTGGATTTACATTGACGTTTACAGCAACAGAAGTTATACCACCGTTATTTATAACAGGATCGGTAGTTACTGCGTTAAAAAGTGCGACACAGATAAATCCAACTTCATAACAGTTTTTTGTTTTTGTGTGTTTTTAAAGGGGTAGGTTAAACTATCCCTTTTTTATTATATAAAAAATATATTTTTTTTTATTATATATGTATGAAGATTTTAACAACTAGTACATCTGCACAAACTATAACTTTTGCACCGAGAACATATCCGTCAACAGTTATCGTGTCAATTAGAGATACTAGTACAAACACGACTACAAGAACTGAAAGCGTATCATTAACAAGAACGAACGACAAAGCATCAATATCTACTACATTTAGTTTAAAAGAAGGTAGATTTTATGATTTAAAAATATTACAAGGTGTAGGTGCCTTATGGAATACTTATAACGTAATATGGGAAGCCGCAACTAATAATTGGGAAAATATAGTAACAACAGAAAAAGATATTTATTTAGATAAAGTATTTTGTACTGATCAAACTATAAATCAAATAGACAATGACTATTATACTATTAATAGCGGAGAATACACAGAAACAACTAATTATCCTAACGATGATTATATAATAATAGACTAATGAGTAATATTAGAGTAGTAAATTTAAGTACATATACAGCACCAAAGATTACAGAAGAAAAAAATAAAGATTTTGTGTCTTATGGTCAAGATAATAACTATTATCAATACCTAATAGACCAGTATCAAGGTAGTCCAACAAATAATGCAATTATAAATGGTATTACAGAAATGATATATGGTAAAGGTTTAAGCGCTACTAATAGCGATAAAAAACCTATGGAATATGCAGAAGCTGTAACATTGTTTAGCAAAGACGATTTAAAAAAGATTTGTTCTGACTTTTATTTATTAGGACAAGCTACACTACAAGTATACTATAATGTAGATAGAAGTAAAATAGTAAAGGTAGAGCATTTTCCTGTACAAACACTTAGAGCTGAGAAAGCAGATAAAAAAGGTGATATTAAGGGTTATTACTATTTTCACGATTGGAGCAAATATACAAACAGAGACAAACTAACTAGAATACCAGCATTTGGTAGTGGTAATAATGCAATAGAGATTTTATGTATTAAACCATATAGAGCAGGATATTTTTATTATACGCCTGTTACATATCAAGGAGCATTACCTTATTGTGAACTAGAAGCAGAAGTAGCTAACTATCACATTAATAACATACAAAACGGAATGGCACCTAGTATGCTTGTGAATTTTAACAATGGTACTCCAGATGAAGAAGCTAGAGAACTAATAGAAAAACGCATATATGAAAAGTTTAGTGGCAGTAGTAATGCAGGTAAATTTATATTAGCATTTAATGACAATCAAGAAAGTGCAGCTACTATAGATCCAGTACAATTATCTGACGCACATAATCAATATCAATT